CTTCTAATTCTAATGCAAAGACATCGACCCCCTGATTAATCTTATCTTCGATTTCATCAATCTCTCGAATTTCAGTGTTAATATTTTCATGACTATATTGAAATAGTTCACACTCAAGTTTATAAACATAAAGTTTACCCACCTGAAAGAATGGATCTTTTACTTCAACATATTTAATTTCGAAAAATGATTTCGTCACAGGAAAATATAATAAATCCCCCTCTGCAGGTCGATTCACTAAAACACTAGCTTTCTTCCTACCGACTGATTGTTCCCATCTTCTACGAGCTATAATAAAAGTAGCGGTATCTTGTATTTCTACACCGAACTTACTTAAAAGATCTGTACCTCCAAACCCTGTAGTATTCTCCAAATAAGCTTCTAATGGAAACGCATCTTCATACTTATTTGTGGGGTCTTCATTTAAAATTAAATCACGGTTAACAGCAACACGCGGAATATAATAACAATCAAATCCATAAATTTTTAAACATTCAATAATAAGATCTTCATGAAGAAGCGACTCTGATCGCTTCCCCATCGGTATTCCACTTTGAAAATAGAAATTTGTTGGCATTACTTATCTTGTGTATTGTTATTTAATTGACATGGGTGTACAATTGCTTTGTCAGGAATGATGATTAACCAACAAAAAAGTCAGTAGGCAATTCAAATCTTGACTGAACTTCATCTTCAATTTTTTGTATCTCTTCTAAAGCCTCTTCGAAGATTTTTTGTCCATTCAAAGTGACACCGCCGGGTAACTGAACACCTTCAAATTTCTTTAGGTTCTCTCCCCACTGTCGTTTCAAAAGAGCTGTTGCATATCTTTTAAGGAACATATCATTATAAACATCAGTATACGTGCTTGGATCTAGAATTCTAAAGGCATTAACAATTAAGTAATCACCCAATCCTGCGTCTTTTTCCCAATCCATATCAACAAACAATTTATTCATATGTCGATTATAGCGGAAAGGTTTTTCTCCAACAAGAAGCATATTAATCATTTGAAGGTGATTCTGAATCATTGTATAATGAATCATGTCTACTGACATAAGATTATACAAATCTTGAACCAACATTTGATACCGAATATCAAATAAGTTTATGCCTGATGTTCGGTTATAGAAAGGTAAAACTTTCTTGATTCCATACACTGCATCAGAAATAGGGAAGTAACGATTATCGTATGTACCCTTTGAAAAGGAAGTGACAACACCTGTTGCACCAGAATCAGCAATTACTGTTTCTCCTGCTGTGAAATCTACGTCTTGAGTTGTCTTGTAAACTTGAATTAAGTTTCCTGAGAGAGGTGTAGAGACAACTGTTGTTAAAACACCAGAAGTTTGACCCGTAATTTTTTCACCACCGACAAATGCATTTGCAGTATTGGTAGTTAAAATTAAGTTTGAGGAAGTAATCTGTGCCTTCAGATAAACTTCTTCCACAGCATCGAAGTGATATTCTCGATAGAATTGTAAAGCATCATCTATTCTATCTTCTATCTGGTCATCATCAACGTTAATTTCAATAACGGGGTGACCTAGTCGACGCAAGCAATAATCTATTAATTCTTGTCTAGATGATACAGAAGCCATAACAGTCCCTATAAGTTTCTGAATATTTATAAGGACTGTAAGTTACTACTTCAGGCCCATTGTTTTACGTATTTTTGTGGCACTAATTGAGTGTATATTATCATCAAAAACTTCTTGCTCTATCTTATATCCCACATCTCGACCATACGTTATATTTACAATGTTGGGGACTGCAATAATCTCATACTGACCTTGATAATGAGGGTCTAGATCTCTGCGAATAAAGTTTTTAACTTGCTGAATTGCAAAAGGATTACTATCATTCCATCCTTGACAATCACGAATCATAATACAAACTTGACCCGTTTTAGCAAGAGCTCTTTCGAATAGTGCACGATGACCTGCATGCCAAGGTTGCCATCGGCCCAACATTTGAACGCTTTCTTTTTGCCAATCAAATCTTGGACGACGAAGATTTTGCACAATTCTTTCACCCACATAAGGAACCCATGCTTCAGCATTTTGTTCTGTTATACGAAAATCATACTGTTCTGGTGGTATAAATGCCTTATTTGTGTCATCAAATCTACCTTCTGCAATGGTATCCATCCAGATTGTCCAATCTGCTTTAAAGTTGTTTCGCATCTCTACAAGAGGCGCTACAAAATCGCAAATTACATATTCTTCATTACAAGAAAGAGCGAATTCAAGCATTCGAATAGATTGACGAATTCTTCCTTCAGTGGTGAAATCCCAATCATTATACTTTCTTCGTACTTCGTCAGCATTAAACCACTTTACTCGAGCGTTTAGGTTTTGAAAGGGTGTATCAGGTGCAGATGATAGATCCCTTTTTCCGTGCTTCTCAAGGTAAATTTTTAATCTTTCTGCAAAGTATGTCTTTCCTGCCCCAGGAAGACCCATAATAAGAATTTTTTGCATATTAAGCCAACGCTGCCTTTCCATTAGTAATTGCTGCTGTAAGATCGGATAGATCGCCCCCAAGTTCAACAACTTGTGGATCTGACATAACGATTTCTAAATGAGCAACGTTGCGTTCAATATTTCCGCGACCTTCTTCTGAAAGCACTCCTGTGTCAGCTTTCTTTTGAAGTTCATTTGTAACAACCCAAACGCTGTCACGTGCTGCTCGTACTGTTCCATCTACTCTTTGCTGTGCTGTTAGTTGTTGTTCAAGCATTTTAAGCTCCTATTATAAATGAAGGATTTTCTTGTGTTATGGGGAGTTCATTATCTGGAAGAAATTCTTCTTGAGGAATTTCTTCATTCATTGTACGCCAAAATTCAGCGTTCTTACATTTATTTATAATTGTTTCAGATAAAATTTCAGCAGGATTTATACCACGACGACCCAAAGTTGTACGAACATCATGCATGTCTGCCATTCCATATACTTGACCATCGTTTTCTTGGTGAATATTTACCAGGTTTGCAAAGTCATGTTTGAAGTAGTCCTCTTCAAGAAAGTCGTAAATTTTTTCCATGGTATCTTGTGGATTATCAAGTAAATCATCATATTCGACAAAGTGTAAAGCCCTTTGTTGTCCTTGCATGATGCATTGCTTTAACCCCTCATAACTTTGACCTAAAATGCCCATGGGGCTTGCTAATAGCTCACATCGATTATCATCTGTTAGTGGGAGATTTGATTTAACAAGCATTTCATCAAGAAAATTAAGTTTTACGCTATCAACTTTTTGAAGATTTCTTCTTTGCATTGCGATGAACGATGCAAGGATTTCATCAATACTTCTAACAGGGCAAATAACTTTTGGCTGAATGCCAAAGTATCCTGAAATATAATGTAACCGATTAACCCATGATCTGTTTTTATCAATGATTACGGGTTTGTCAACATCCATATAAAATTGTGGCAAAATGTTTGCAATCATTTGTGCAGCAATTTGTGGTTTTGGATACGCTAAAAACAATTCATCTTGTGCCAAAGATGTTTCAAGAGCAAGCATCGTAGGCACTACAGGCGAGCTAGGTCCGGAATAGATTCGTGGATTTTGATTTAAAATAGCAGATAATAGAGTGCTACCCGCTCGAGGCAGTCCTGCCATAAAGTAATAAGATTTTGGTTCAATTTGTTTTGGGGGTTCATTAGCCATAATAATCTCCTATTGCTTGTCCACAGATTCAATAATCTTATTTACATCAAACAATTTTACATCTTCTGTGAAAGGATATTCATGTTCATTCCCGTTAAAATCAAAGTCAAATAGATAGCTTCCGGGAAGTTTAAAGTCGTATGGAATTTCTGTGCAAATATTATCATGCATATCATAACCAAATACCTTGGGGCTTGTTCCATTCCATAAAACGGTTGATTTTTTATTCATTGCAGCCGCGGCGTGTTGCAAACTTGAATCGATTAAAATTCTTTTTTTTGCATGGAGTAAAATGGTAAAAAATTCAATCAAACTTAAAGATTGTTGAGGTGTAGCAAAAATGTGTTCTGCTCCATCAAGTTTTGGTGAGTTAAATTTTGTTACCTGATAGATGTGATAATCATTTTTGTAATGATTAATAAGATCCTGAGCAATATCGGGAGGCATGTCACGTGTCCATGCATATGGTTTTGCGTCAGTTGCCATCAATCCCCCGTTTGTATGAATCAACATTAGAGGTTTGTTTCTTTGCCAGAAAGTTTTTGATAAGTCAAATTGCAACTTGTTAAACTTTAAAATTGGCATTTCATTATTATACTTCAATCCATACATCTCACACCAGTTAGGGATAAGTCTTTTTCTTTTGTGAATGTGATTTGTAGTAAAGTAGGGTTCGTGATGGAACAAAATAGAATCTTTATCTTGAACATACCTTTGATAAAAATAACTTGTATTACCCAAAGTATATACACGTTCGACAAAGTTTAGATTTATAAACAAATCTGGGTAAGCACAAACCACAATTAGTTTTCTATCTGGGTAGTTGTTTTTAATGCACCTTGCTACAGCGGTCGCTGCTACATGTTTACCAATCCCCCCTTGAAGGTGGAAAATACTATATTTACTCATAATTTCCTCATTGTGTTTTGTACAATTTCCCAATTTCTTCCATTAAAGAAATGATTATATCGGTACACATTTACAGTATCAAGATCAATT